ACAAGCACCTGTGGCCACATTTGAAATGGCAGATGGGGTAGCACTGGAATGTTGTGGCGATGACAATAAAGGATATGAACTGCGTCGTGGTAACAAGGCATTGCCCAGCAGATTTAAAAGCCTAGACGATGCTGGCATGGCAGTTAAACTGTACCAAGCCCGTAAACGTCAATCACGGCCTGAGCAGGACCTCAGTCAAGATTACATAGAAGAACGATAATCATGATCATCAACGATTTATTCAGTAAAAAACAAGGCATGGCGGAAGCCAGCCTAGGCGACTATCGTAAAAAAGCCACAGTGAACAAAGCCATGGCCCAGACCAACCGATTTTTTGACCGCAACAATCCTGCAGCGGTTGCTGCTGCCGATCAAACCATTACCAAGCGAGAACGTGGCCTGGCACGTGCAGATGCTAGACGCAAACCATACACCCCACCGGCACAAAATGCTGAAAAGATGCAACGTGACTTGACCGCAAAGTATCCCAACATTGATGAGCTGGTGCGACGTGCCGAACTCAATAGAGATCCCGACTACGAAATGGCCGACGGGCAGGCCTACTATGCTGCTCGTGATGCTGAACAGAACTATCAGAAACTCCGACAAATACAACGTGTGATTCAAGGCCTAAATGAATCACTCGACCGATCACACCTACCTTAGGACCGTGTGGCCCGGCTGCTGGGCAGGCTGAACGATTCGCTACCGTGATGCTTGAAGTGAGCATTTTCTAGCAACCATACACCTCTATGATTTTATATACTCTGATAGTAACACACATCACAATCATTTGCGTCACACTTTTCTTACACAGAGGTCAGGCACACAAAGCATTGATATTTCATCCCATATTAAGTCACTTTATGAGATTCTGGTTGTGGTTAACAACTGGCATGATTACTAAGCAATGGGTAGCTATACATCGTAAACATCATCAATATTCAGATAATGCAGGTGATCCTCATAGCCCTCATGTGTTTGGAATTAAAAACATATTGTCTAGGGGAGTTTACTATTACTATCTAGCCGCTAAAGATGCAAAAATGACTTTGACTTACGGCAAAGGTACACCCAATGATTGGGTAGAACGCAACGTATACACACGTTATAACTTTCTAGGTATATTATTAATGCTATGGATAAACTTAACATTGTTTGGTGGCATAGGATTTATTATTTGGGCCGTGCAAATGCTTTGGATTCCATTCTGGGCGGCAGGAGTTATAAATGGCTTAGGTCATTGGTGGGGTTATCGTAATGGAGAGACACGAGATAAAAGCACTAACATCATACCGTTTGGCCTATTGATTGGTGGGGAAGAATTACACAACAATCATCATCTAAACCCAGCGGCATCTCGACTTAGTCGCCGTTGGTTTGAATTTGATATAGGATGGATGTATATTAAAATATTCAGTTTTTTAAGATTGTTAAAAGTCAGACACGCACTTTAGGATCTTTGCGCCATCGAGTGAGCAAATCCCCGTTGACAACACCAAAATCTGTGTTATACTTGTGTTTTAGGAGTACTCATGGATAACAAATCATTCAATGGCGAACAAAAGATCAAACTCACCCAAATTATCAATGAAGGTATGGCCGTGATGCACGAGATTGATACACTACAAGGCGGATTGTCCGACACCATCAAAGCCATTGCGGAAGAATTAGAAATCAAACCGGCTGTGTTGAAAAAAGCCATCCGCGTGGCACACAAGGCCGAGTTTGGCAAGACCAAACAAGATCAAGAACTGTTGGAAACAATTCTTGAAACTGTGGGCAAGACAATTTAAACCCAGATAGTGATTAAATTATATTCTTGTTTTATTAATTCTTCTTTATCTAATGTAGATTGATATAGTTCACCAAAAGATTTATTTACTTTAGTATTTAGATCAGTTGGTGAATATTGATTTGGATTTCCGTGCCAGAAAGATCCGTAGCATTCATACACAGTTTTTGTGCCCGGATCAAATCCATCAACAAGGAAAGTTTTATTATTAATTTTAAGTTTATGTTGTCGTAGCGGGACATTTAGTGAGTCTAGCCACTCAGTTTCTACTTTGCTAATGTTTCCGGGTTTTAGATTTGCTAATCTCCCGTTGTACCAACAAACTGGACATCCGCCCTTGCGCTCTAGGTGTTTTTCTGCTTTTTTTAATGTAAACTTTCCATGGTCTTTACAACTTAGTGTAATAGGATGCTTCATCCCAATATATTCGGTCACAAGAATAAACTTATCATTAAATAATTCTTTGCTCTTTTGGGAGTATTGTTGATGCGTCCATTGCATATTATGCGAACATTGTGGGCATCCTTGTTTTTGATGTATATGATCACATGCCCTTTGCTCAAATTCGCCGTGCAACGAACAGATGATCTTGACTTTGTTATGGGAATTAGCATATACTACCTTGTTATAGTCAAATTTATTATCATGTATGGCCGAAGCTTTTTCCTTCCACCGTTCTATTCGCAACTGTTGAGAATTGCTCCATCTGTTATATTGACTACTTGACTGAACTAAAGACATATATTGTATCCTGTAAAAAGCATCTACATAAATATTTATATAATATTACTAATTTTGGAGAATTATTATCAGCTATATCGACGCCTTGTTTGATCGTGAGCACGATCGCATTCACGTGGTAGAGCGCCGCGATGGCCGACGGCAGTACAAGGAATATCCTGCCAATTATGTGTTCTATTTTGATGACCCACGTGGCAAGTTCCAGAGCATCTACGGCACACCTGTGTCGAGATTCAGCACACGCAACAACAAAGAGTTTCGCAAGGAAGTTCGAGCACAAAGCGGGCGACAGATCTATGAATCGGATATCAATCCCATATTTCGTTGCTTTGAAGAGAACTATCGAGATCAAGACGCACCTACCTTACACACAGCCTTTTTTGACATTGAAGTTGCTTTTGATCCTGTGCGTGGATTCTCGCCTGTGACAGATCCTTTCAATCCCATCACTGCTATATCGGTATATTTGAATTGGTTGGAGCAACTGGTTACACTTGTGGTGGCACCACGCCACATGAGTGCAGAGACCGCTCGTGAGATTTGTGCGGAATTTGAGAACACTGTGCTGTGTGAGTCGGAAACAGAAATGTTGAAGATGTTCCTGGATCTGATCGAAGATGCAGACATCTTGAGTGGCTGGAATTCGGAAGGTTATGATATACCTTACACAGTGAATCGTATCACTCGAGTGCTCAGCAAAGATGATACCCGACGTTTTTGTTTGTGGGGGCAGTTTCCCAAGAAACGTGTGTTTGAACGCTTTGGTGCTGAAAACGAAACTTACGACTTGGTGGGCCGTGTGCATATGGACTATATGCAACTGTATCGCAAGTACACTTATGAAGAACGTCACAGTTACAGCCTGGATGCCATTGCCGAATACGAACTGGGCGAACGCAAAACACAGTTTGAAGGCACCTTGGATCAGTTGTACAACCAACACTTTCGTAACTTTATTGAATACAACCGGCAAGATACCTTGTTGCTGGACAAACTGGACCGGAAATTACGCTTCTTGGAACTGGCAAGTGAACTGGCACATGCCAACACAGTGCTGTTGGCCACCACAATGGGTGCTGTGGCAGTGACAGAACAGGCCATTATCAACGAAGCACATGAACGTGGCATGGTTGTGCCCAACCGCCAACAACGACTCACTGACGAGGACACACAGGCAGCAGGTGCTTATGTGGCATATCCTCGAAAGGGCATACATGAATGGATTGGCTCAGTGGACATCAACAGTCTATATCCGTCAGCAATTCGTGCCTTGAACATGGGACCAGAAACCATCATAGGTCAACTGCGTCCGGTGATGACTGACCGATACATTCGAGACAAAATGGCTCGGGGTGACTCGTTTGCGGCTGCATGGGAAGGCATGTTTGCCAGTTTAGAATACACCGCAGTGATGGAACAGCAACGTGGCACAGAGATCACCATTGACTGGCAGTCAGGTGAAGAGACTGTACACTCGGGTGCCGAAATTTGGTACATGTTGTTTGACTCAAATCAGCCCTGGATACTCAGTGCCAACGGTACCATATTCACCTACGAAAAGAAAGGTGTAATTCCTGGCCTGCTGGAACGCTGGTATGCTGAACGCCAAGACATGCAGGTCAAAAAGAAAGAAGCTAAAGATGCCAAAGAAATTGCTTTCTGGGACAAACGTCAGTTGGTTAAAAAGATCAACCTCAACAGCCTGTATGGTGCTATTCTTAATCCTGGTTGTAGGTTTTTTGACAAGCGAATTGGCCAAAGCACAACCCTTACCGGTCGAAACATTGCCCGGCACATGGATGCACACTTGAATGAGTGTATCACAGGCGAATATGACCATGTGGGCCGGGCAGTGATCTACGGCGACACAGACTCATGCTACTTCTCAGCATGGCCTGTGCTCAAACAAGAAGTTGCCGAAGGCCGCATGGAATGGTCAAAGGAAATTTGCATACAACTGTACGATAGCATTGCTGATCAGGTCAACGACTCATTCCCAGCGTTTATGGAACGTGCTTTTCACTGCCCTAGAAACATGGGCGAGTTGATCCGGGCCGGACGTGAAACAGTGGCGGACCGTGGCTTGTTTATCACCAAGAAACGCTATGCTGTCAATGCCATTGACATTGAAAACAAACGTCTGGATGTCAACGGCGCCATTGGCAAGACCAAAGCCACTGGCCTGGACTTGAAACGTTCAGATACTCCCAAGGTTATTCAAGACTTCCTGTTGGAAATTCTAAATCGAGTGCTAGCTGGTGCTGGTCGTGACGAAATCATTGAACGTGTGCGTGAGTTCAAGTATGAATTCAAAGAGCGTCCAGGCTGGGAAAAAGGCTCACCCAAGCGTGTAAACAACTTGACCAAGTACAGCAAGGAAGAAGCACGCCTGGGCAAAGCCAACATGCCCGGGCATGTGCGTGCGGCCATGAACTGGAACAACCTGCGTAGAATGAACTCAGACAACTACAGTATGCAAATTGTTGATGGCATGAAAACCATTGTGTGCAAACTCAGAAGCAATGCGCTGGGCTGGACTTCAATTGGTTATCCCACAGACGAAATGCACTTGCCGCAATGGTTCAAAGATTTGCCTTTTGATGACACAGAAATGGAAGCCACTGTGGTGGATCAAAAGATTGACAACCTGCTGGGCGTGTTGGATTGGGACTTGGCTGCTGCCACCAACACAGAAAACACATTTACATCACTATTTTCTTTTGAATGAAACTCAGCGAACTGGTTGGTTATTTAAACTTGTTGGACAGTGTGAATCTCACAGCTGAACATGATCCATTGGCCAAAAAATTTCATGAAATCAATCATGTTGTAGCCAATCATGCTGTGCAAATCAGCGAACGCAGCAAGGCATTTTGTCACACTGTAGACCAGATTTCACAACACTTTATTCACGCACAACAGTCATTAGATGAGTTGCGTTTGGCAGTGTGCGATCAAATTGCCACAGCAGAGGCAGCGCAGTATCAAACCAGCCAGTTGTTGTACGAACAAGAAATGATATTCGAAACCACAGATTACATTCTATCACGGCGCATGACCATTGATGCTGATAATGCCATGATATTAAAAGGTCGTGTGTTGCGATACACCGACTGGCGCACACCTGGAATGATTTTTCGGCCAGCACAGGAAAAATTTATTGAAGATCTTGTGCCACTTGATCCGTTGTATCTAGTGGATCAACACAATGATTTGTTGCAGCCTGCCATTGATGCTTTTAATCCGGGCTATCAGCGGAGATTACGACCCTACGTGATCGATGACTATACCAACAATGATCCGTTGTGGCAACTGCCGCGTGGTCAGTTTGGCTTTGTGCTGGCCTACAACTACTTCAACTACAAGCCCATTGGTGTGATGTGCAGATATATAACCAGCCTATTTGAGTGCTTGCGACCTGGCGGCGTAGCCATCTTTACCTTCAATGACTGCGACTGGGCGCACGGTGTCGCCTTGGCTGAAAGTAGTTTGATGACCTATACACCCGGCAAGGTAATCCGACAGCATTGCCACAATACCGGGTTTGAAATCACTCACTATCAACGTGGCACAGGCAATGTGTGCTGGATGGAAATACGCCGACCTGGCGAAGTTGAATCAGTCAGAGGCGGACAGAGCCTGGCCAAAATAATTGCTAATCAGTAAAAAAATCTATATAATCATACAACATAGGAGTAAGCATGAGAGATTATCTTAAAGACTTGGTAGAACACACACACGATCTTGGCTGCATTGACTTGATCAAGATCACCGGCAACGACAAAAACACAGCAATTGTGGGTGTGGCAGAAGACTTGAGTGTGGTGTTAGAAGGCGAATTCAAAAATCCGCACCCAGATTTTATTGGCACATTTGGCATGCCCAATTTAAACAAGTTGAAAATTTTGTTAAACTTGCCGGAGTACCGAGAAAATGCCAAACTTGCGTTGACCAAAAAAGCCACTGGCGCACCCGATGGTATTGAGTTTGAAAATGCCACAGGTGACTTCCGTAACACATATCGTTTTATGGCAGCAGAGATTGTGAACGACAAACTGAAAACTCCCAAGTTCAAAGGGGCTGCCTGGCAAATTGAATTTGAACCCACTGTGGCTGCAATTCAACGATTGCGTATGCAGGCACAGGCCAATGCTGAAGAGCCCAACTTCCAGGCAAAGACTGAAAATGGCGACTTGAAGTTTTTCTTTGGTGATCATTCAACACACGCTGGTAACTTTGTGTTTCACGCAGGTGTGAATGGTCAACTCAAACGTGCTTGGTCGTGGCCAGCTTCGCAGTTCATAGCCATTATGGCATTGACTGGAGACAAAACTGTTCGCATCAGCGACGATGGTGCTGCCAAGATCACAGTGGATTCAGGTGTGGCTGTTTACAACTACATCTTGCCTGCACAAAGCAAATAATGACAGAAACACACACACGTACTGTTGCAAGAACAATAAGCTATAGGATCATTGCCATGTTGATCACTGCCTTATGGACTGGCCTAGGCAATGCAGTGATTATTCACATTGTGTTGGCTGCTGTTCATTATATCATGGAACGTGTATGGCTAAAAATCAAGTGGGGCAAAATTGCAAGATAATCTAACCGCCAAACAACTTGACTACGCTGTGTTCTTA